TAGTTGTATCCGAAGACGAAGAACTCCACAAATACTGGATGGCAGCAGAACTAGGGTAGGCTGGATACGCCGTGGTGTTCTCCCAAATAGGGATAAATGTAGTACCCACAGCCGATTGATAGCCAAAAATATTAACTGATGACACACCCGGCACGAGGCCACGGGCAACCTGCATGTACCAAGGCGCACTAGATACAGATGAGGTTGATCCGGCTGTAGGAGGATACTGAATAATACTCATGTAGCTTGCGCTCCTGAAATGGTCAACACGCAGCCAGTAGCTGTCGCAAAGCCTTGGATGGAATCGCCGGGGTTAAGAATCTGTGTGCCAGTCCACTGCACTACGCTGTTAGCAGGTATAGGGGTATTGTAAAACAAGGCATTGCCTAACCCGTTGGATACACCTCCTGTATACGAACCATTACCGTTGGCAACCGCAGTCGATCCGTTCTGTACAATAAAAATGTATACCGATATGGAAGATGAAGTCGTATTGCAGATGTCCATATCTTTTAGATAAGTCTGTACAGTCGTCGGCGTAACTTGGTTAGTTGCTTGAGGGTTGTTAGTTGGCGAGATATAGAACGAAATAATATTAGTGACCGTAGCGGGAATAGCCCCCTGAGCCAACCTAGAAGCAACGATGTTTTGGAATTTTGACATTACCCGTTACCTGTACTGATCCATTGAAGGACATTTGCTGACAACGCGTTAGTAATTAACTGTTGAGCATTGCTATCAAGTTGGACATGGTATAGCTTCAACTGATTAATAAAATAGTTTTGCTGCTCTTGGTTATATTCTCTATAAGGAACTTGTAAATTTGGCCCTTTAGAAGGCACTAATACGTTAGTAGTCATTACCTTCTCCCATCTGGGCGTACGTCAAATCGCATCACACCCATCTGCCATGTTACTCCCGTTGCGGTAGACTGTACTTTAAAATTCATCTGGCGACCGCGAATACGAGTATAAATTACGTTCGTAAATTGTTCCACGGGAGTAGTATTAGGTGGTAATGGCGCAGCTTGAGTATTAGACACTGTTGAATCTGCTACGTTGCCAATATCACCGCCTGTTAAATAAGCTGCACCGGGGCTATTTCGTGGGTTTAGTGTCAAATAGATTTGTGGGGTAGCCGCCGTAGAACCTTGGAACGTAAAGTCTGGCAGGAACCTCCACACGTAACCGAAGTGATCACCTCCGTTAATATCAAAGTCAGAAGTCTGTAAATACGTAGTAATCGGGTTAGTGGCCCCGGCTACGTTAGATGACACATCATCAACGCCAATCTCATGGTTCAGTATTTGGTTATAGGTATAACTTTGCACCGCAGCATAAGCTGCATGACTTGCAGCCGTAGTACCATTAACCCCACGAGTACACCCAGTCAGGGACGTAGTAGTAACCCCAGTGTATGAGATTTGCTCTGAGTCAATTAATACTGTACCCGATGATGGGTAAGAGGATGCGTTAAGTAAAGATATAGAAGTTGCTGACGCGTTTATTGCAGCAGACAAATAAGAGTTCTGTACGCTATAAACTGCTAATGGGTATGTCTGTAATGAAGTCTGTAACCAAGCCGTACGATTCATCGTTCCGTAATACCATGTGGAATCTAAATAGTTATAGATAACATAGCTGTCATTGACAAGACTACTTGTTGACGGGTAGAACCACCAGATCTCGTTAAACTGTTCGTTTTGACCGCAAACGATTTGTTCGGCTTGCGATTGGTTAATGTTAGAGAATATATATTTACGAACAGAACAGGGTAACGGCACTACTGTGCCATTATAGAAATAAAACTTATCCGCACCCATCCAATAAGTAGCCCCGTTAACCGAAATCATGGCATTGGAGGAAATGATAGAAATATTGTCCATCATTAAATGAAAGTTAAAAACGTATGGCGAACCCACGTACTGCATTGAATACAGGGCACGGTCAGTCCAGATTAAATTCTCTTGCCGGGTGCTTAACCCACAAACAATATATGACCCTAGGGAGAGAGACTGTTCACCAGACTGGTTATAGGTTGCAGGTGTCCATTCGTAAGGCAAAGATTGATCTGACCATCGTACAAGCATTGGGCTGAAGCTTTGTGCAAATGTGGCGGGGTTGTAGGGGGTAGACCCTAACGCGATAACAATTTGGTTTGTAGTCGAGACAATAACTGATCCTACTTCAGTCGGAGCTGTCTGCCCTGAATAGCTAAAAGATACTTGCTGCCCTGCGGTAAGAGTAACGGCATTCGTTACGGTTACGTTTACAGACCCAGTATAGTCTGGAGATTTAGACACATAAGTATTCGCAGGTACCCCACTACCCGTGACCAATGCGCCATAATCAATACCCTGAGCATTAGCTACCACAAAAGTAGTACTAGAAGTAACTGCGTTAACAACCGTTTGTGTTGTCTTAATTTTCTTAGACGGGGCAGTTGTGATCGTGGTATTTGTGCTACCCATAGGTAACGCGTCGGGATAAGTTGTATCAAATTCCCAATAATATAACCCGCCATTATTCTGAGCAAAAACTAAGTTATCCCCAAAATTTGCTTGAGACCATAACCGCAAAGGGACGCTTGTAGGCGTAGCTGAACCCCATCCACCAGCACCCCAAGGTGAAGCACCCCATCCACCAGTACTACTACTAACTACTGCGTTACCCGCATTAAGATCATAAGTCGCCGTTACTGAACCACCACCTACCGTAGTAGAAGTCGCATTAGCAGATGCAAGGATTTGATACCCCGCAATAGAAAATTGAATGGTTCCCGCTATAGTCTGTGCCCCAGTCGTTGCATTAGCAAAAGATACAGAGGATGTGGTAGAGGCCGTAACGGTATACGTCCCGTTATACCCCGTTGGAGTAACACCCGAGATCGTTACCTTAGACCCAGCTGGAACTGCGAAAGCTTGTGCTGCAAAAGAAATAGTAGCTGTACCCGCTGCACCGCTTGCAGCTGTTGTAGCTAAAGTAGGCAATGTTGGATAGTTAATAATCTCATAAAGACCATTAATGGTTACGCCACCAACAGTAGTTGACGAGAAATTTACAAATGTGCCTAATGTTATGGATGTACTATCAAGAACTGTTACTACCTTTGACCCAGAAGTCGTTGCAAATGGATTAGTAAGCGTCCCCGTCGTAGTGGGGGTAATATCGTTAAATGTGCCACCAGAACCACCAGCCTCAATGTAGTATTTTTGATTAGTCCCAATAGCAATCAGGCTACAACCTGAACTAGTCTGCCAATACCACATAGTACGGGCTACGCCATTATAGCCTACGTCGAAAGCAGTCCAACCCCCGATCTTCTCAGGGTTGCCAGAACGAAACCGTATGTTATTAGAATCGTAATACCCGCCCGAACCCGCATAGTTCGTGACTTCGCGATTGATTCCCGGTTTAAATTCTATTTTGGTTATAGGCACTTTATTCTCTTACACAATCTGTTTGCCAGAGTTTAAGTCCTCAAGTGTTAGACCGCCTGTATATTGAAAATGGGCCATCTCTTTAAACGTTTTCCATTCACCCGCCCATTCAAGTCCAGCTTCTTTGCCTAACTTTCCTAATGTTGCCCAAACTGCGTGAGTACCGTCCCAATCACACTTACCATTGATGACAGGAACCACGTCAATAGCGCAACGAAAATTATGAAAAGATTGACCGCCTTTAGCGTTGGTGACAATAGCACCCGGAGTAGTACGCCCTTGTGCATATAAAGCATCCTGTGACTGAATGTCGCGATAAGTCGAAGTAATAATAATATCAATATTATTTGCCCGGCAGAGGCCAAGAAATCGGCTTACCTTAGCTTTAACAGGCATGACTAGATCATCAATGTTTCGAGAATTGACCATTTTTACACCGGAGTTGATTGATGAAGCATCGCGTCTTTTCTTTGACTAGATGCACTGGAACCAAAATAAAACGCAATAATCCCCGTCCAAGCTGTACCTAATGAACCGAGCATAATCTCAATCTCAGGCCCAGCAGTCACCTTACCACTCATCAAACTTACAAGAATCCCAAAGAACCCAAAAGTCACGCCGATTGCAAGGGATGCTGGGATAAAAGAATTTGTAGCTGTCTGCATGTCCCTAGCCGACTTACGGTCGTCGTTAGCTAGTTTCTCAAAGTCTAATCCCAGCTCTTGTGCCTGTTTCTGCAACTCAAGTTCAGCCTGTTTAAGCTGAGCAAGTTGGTCTGCGTTCATCTTGCCCGAATCAAGTAACTTCTGGGCATCCGCAGGGGCAATACCAAACGCCTTACCAACAGCTTCAACAGCCATGCCCGCCAGAGGGCCACCCAGAGCAGTAGCGACCGTAGGGGCAAGTTGAGTAAGCCAAGACAGGTTCATTTCTTGTCCCTTTCCCGATTACGTTCTTCAAGCAAAGTAACCCGAACAGCAATTTGGTTAATCTTTTCGTTCAAATCTTCTTTCAATTTAGTTCTTGCTTCAGCAGAAATTGGACTATCCGTAGGAACACCTTGTGGTGTAATTAATGCTGGCATCTTTGAACGAATATCAACCAATTCATTCTGCATGGACGTAACTGACGTGATCATCCACCCCACGGCAGCAACCATCACTGGAAACACCATCGGGACAATTTTGCTTGAGTCAAACATTAGATAGTCTCGGGCTTCTCTTGTGCCGCTTGAACCTGCGGGGCAGCTTGAACCTGCGGGGCAGCTTGGATCTTAATCTCATTAATGACAGGTTCTGCAATTTTGAACGGGGCTTCGCCTAATGCCGCCATAATTACGTTGACCATCTCTAACTTTAGTTTAAGCGTGATTTCCATTACTTACTCCATTATGCAGCCGTAGCCCACGGCAGGGGGGGTGAAACAACTGGAGGGTTCTCAAGCATCGCTATTTGAGCGTCAAGATTTGCTTGAACTTCTGCTACGCCTTCTGGTCCCATAGCTTCTTGAACCCAACCAATAACAATACTGGGGGTTAGCTGAGCGTAAGGAATATACGGCTCTGCCGAATTATAAATAACCGTTTGTACACCATAAATGGTCGCTTGGTTAGGAGGAGTCGCTTCATCCACCGCGTTGCACCGCCAATGTACGTTAAAAACGCAATCAGGTTGCGGGTTAGTTGGATAGCAGTCCATCTGTTCAATAATCCATGTGTATGAATTAGCCATAAAAAACTCCTTACGCAAATCGAGTAGCTGTTGCCGTGATAGTTTGAGATGCACCCGATGATTGGGTAGCTTGTAGGTTTGATCCGCTAATTGCTACCGTCATATTTGTTGCTGTGACAAGGTTTGTCCACTTAGATGTTGTTCCGTTAATAGCCAAAAGACCAATTACGGTATAAAGATTGACGCTGTTCACGGCGCTTAAAGTAGCCTGAATTAAATACACTCCGGCGGCATCTGAAGGTATTGCAAAAATAGTTACCGCCGTACCTGATGCGGTTGATGCTGTTGTAAATGCAGACGATCTAAAACGACCTGCCGCTACTGGGACTTGGTTGGTTGATAAATCAGTTGATAGCGACGTAGAGCCGACAAAAAGGTTTCCACTTGCGTCAAACGTGGCTCGAAGCGTCGTGTTTGTAGCAAACCCAAGCGTATTTGCAGAGGGTAAGTAAATTCCATTAGGAGGAATCGTAGAACTTGCAACACTTAAATAGTTTATTTGTGTTAAACCAGCGCTACTAATAGTAATAGGTGCGGTGCTAGGTTCCGAAGCTCCGCTACCACCAATCAACATATAGCCAGCGGCTGTTATCCAGAACAGTGTGCCAGTACCAGAATTGGTAGCCATCGCAATGTTAGCGTTACCACTTGCTGCTCCATTAAGAAGCAAGTTTTTTGCACCAGCAGCCGAATTATTGATTGTTAATGAAGTGCCGCTAGTGGGAGCATTAATTGACCAGTTGCCCGTGCTATTGACCGTACCCCGTTGGGTGGTATTAGACGAAAACCCAAGTGTGTTGGCTGATGGAAGGTAAATACCGTTAGCAGGGACAATTGACCCTGTGACGTTAATATTTGAGAACCCCGTAAAATAGTTTTGGGCTTGAACTATGTTAGTACCATCACACACGACAGCTATACGTTGTCCTACTGGGATAGCAACGCCCGTACCAGAAGCAGTTTTGACGGTGATCGTGCCACCGCCTGACGTAATGTTGTTGTAGACGTAATACAGCTTAGTATTAGTTGGTACGATCAGGTTGTTGCCGCTAGATGTACCTTGACATTCGATGTATAGATTACGGGCTGAGATAGGGACTGCTGTAGTACCTGCTGTATAAATTGTACCGGGGGTATTGTTACCTCCCGCATCTGAACCGTTGACCAAAGATAACGTGACATCGGCACTAGCAAACTGCTGTGTGCAATAAGACGCAATGGCTTGTTCCATTAACGTGCCGAGGTTTAAATTGGTCGTGCTACCCCATGTACCGGACTGGTCGCCAGTACCCATCAGGTTAGTGCCGAGGTTAGTGCTGTATATACTGGACATTATCTAATCCTTACGCTGCTATTGGCGTCCAATTGGGAGTCTGAGAATCTGGTACCACCGTCCATCCGGGGGTCTGGTTATCATTAATTTGCACCCAACTAGGTGTTTGACTATCACTTATAAGCGTCCATCCGGGCGTCTGAGAGTCAGAAATAGGTGTCCAATTAGGAACCTGACCGTCGTCTATAATACTCCAAATAAGGACGGAAGTAACAGCCCCTATACCATAAATCCCTGTTACAAACACAGTGGCATTTACATTGGCTATAACCGAGTTTACCGCGCCTATACCAGAAACGCTAGATAAAGTAAAGTTAGCATCTCCGACTACGGAAACAGAGGTAACAACACCCGTGCCAAATACCCCCGTAAGCAGAGTATTTCCATCAGCAACGGTAGTAACAGATGTTATAACACCCGTAGCCGTAACCGCAGAAACTATATAAGTTTTATCGACTTGGGGAGTAACTGAGCTAACAGCGCCTGTACTGGATACGTTGGTCAGAATAACGCCCGCATCAAGCGGTACGGTCAAACTTGATAATGGTGCATTAGATAAGGTATCAAAACCTAACATGGTTTAATCCTTAGTAACTCGGATACCACTTAGCTGTAGTCGTATCGTAGGTCATTATCAAAGCTTTACTGACTACGGCAGTTGACGCTAAGGCAATGTTACCCGCTGTTGTTGTCGTAAATGCGCCTGTCGGAATTAATGTAATCTGCCCGCCACCAGCAGAAATCGGGTTAGGGGCTGTGATTGTTGCAATCGCTGTAGTGCCCGAAATAAATACAATTTGAGTAGTTGGAGCAATAGTTGTTGCAGATGCAATCGTAGGAGCCGCTGCCGATGTAGCATGGAGACCAGACTGTACCAAGTTACCGTTAGTTGATGGAACTGTTGTTGTACCAATCAATAAGTTACTGTTAAGGTAATTTGGAGCCGCACCCGCCATATACAGGTTCCAGTTATTTGTGGCTCCTGTTGTGCTTTGGTTGCCATAAAAACCATAGGCGTTAGTTATGGTTTGAGTAGTACCGTGGGCAATGTTTGCCGCATAGAAACCGTTTGCGTTAGTAATTGTAGATGCACTAGTTGCAATAGACGGCGAATCCGCCATAACTGAATAAGTATTTGTAACCGTACCACCAGTAGCAGCAGATGCAAGGTTAATCAATCCTCTAACGCCAACCATTGTTGTCGGCATAACTGCGGTATTTAAATAACAGTTACCACTAATCGCATATATACTTCCAACAACGGCGCTTGTCTGCGGGCCAAAAATAGGTACGACGTTTAATCCGTACATACTTGTTGCAGAAGATGTTCCATTGACGTTAGGGTTTATATACACCCCAACAGGGGCGGCATTAGTCGTTGTATTCGTGCCTTGCATCCAAACTTGGTATTGCAAAGTTGTGGATGGGACTAAATAAATAAAAGCGTTAGTAATAGTGGTTGAACCAATAGACAACTGACCCGCCAAGTAATTGGGGGCGTTACCTGTCATGTACAGGTTCCAGTTATTTGTCGCACCCGATGCAGTAGTCTGCGAACCGTAATACGAATAGGCGTTAGTAATCGTGCCAGAGCCGGGTGCGGCTTCTTGTGCAAAATACTGGTAGAAGTTGGTTATCGCGGCGGCGGCATTGATGGTAGGTGCTTGTGCGCGGTTAGAGTATGCGCTAGTGATTGCACCCGTGCCTGACGTACCAATCGCAATGTTGGTTATCAACGCGCTAAAGTTGGTTATGGAGCCTGAGCTGTTGTACTGAGGGTTTGACTGTACCCCGATAACGCCTGTAACGGTTCCCGTGACGCCTGTAAATTTAGGGTTAGAAATAACCCCGTACAAAGTTGTCGTTGAAGCACCACCCGCAAGAGTTGGGACTAAGTTTAAACCCTGTACAGTAGCGCCGTTAAAGTTGTTTGTTCCCGCGACTGCAAACTGATGCTGAAGTGTTGATTGCGTTGGAGCAATATAAGCATATGCCGTAGTAGTATCAGTAGTGCCGACGCTTAATTGACCGCCTAAGTAGGTATTGCCAGTTACCGCTAATGCACTAGTTCCTATAGTCGCTCCACCAAACGCGCCAGATGAAGCACTCATAGCCCCCGTAAACGCAGGGGAGGTAGCCCACAACGCAGGGGATGTGACGAACACATCTTTGACACCCGCGCTAAATGTAACAAGCGTACCGGCACCGGATGAGCTAGATAGCACGTTGCCAGAAGATCGAGTAATGGTTGTTGCAGACGCAAGTGTGCCTAGACCAACTTCCCACTCAGTGGGGTCGGTGCTACCAGCCTGACCCGCGATACAGTAATAACATGTATTACCGACGCCAATTCCACTGTTAAATGTCTGATAGCCAGTAGCAGCCGTTCCCGATATCGTGAACGTACCCGTACCAGTAGTAGTGGAAGAGTCTTTGACCCGATCTGCAAATATTAGGGCCATAAGTCATACCTACTGAATCTGGATGATTGCTGTACTCGCAGCCGCAGTTGGGAACTGAACCGTAAACGTACCAGCCGTTGAAGAAATAATACCGCCAAACGACAGTACGCATACGCAACGGTTGCCCTGAGTACTATTATAAATCATAGCGCCTGACGACGAGATGGTTGCCGTAGACCACGACGTATTAGAAAAGCTCAACCATGCTGTTGTAGCAGGAGACGCACCCGATGATGGGGCGTTTGAAATGGTAAGCGTATTACCACCAGCAGAGTATCCAGTGCCGGTCGTTTCGTCCGTATTACCGGTCATGTTGGAGTAGTTAGTAGTCGTAGCGTCGTACGTACCGGTCACAGTTCCCTTGAACAAAGCCATCTTAAACGTATCCGCAGCACTAGTACCACGAGTGGGCGCAGTGCCAAAGTTGTGGTAAGCATCCATCAACTCTACTTTAAAGCTTGTCGCCATCGCTTGTGTAATACCAGCCATTATAAACTCCTAACCGTATCTGAGATTTCGCCTAAGCCTTGCAAGTCAAGCTTGGCACAAATTGTGTTCCGTTCTTCTAGTTGCGCTTGGATAAAGGCATTGACCAATACCTGACGCATGTGTTCTTTAAAAGCCTTAGCCTGTTCAATGATTGCAGGGTGACTATTACGCCCCACGTAAATCAATCTATCGACCGTAAGATCAGCCATTTCTTCGGCATTAAGCCCACGATTATTCGTGGCAAAAACCTTTACTTCGCCAACAGCCGAACCGCTAGTAACTATCATATTCATGGGGGATCCACTCTAACTTGACCACTACGATACGCATCACGACGACCCTTGCCTTCAGCCAGACCTTTGAGCAACGCAACACCTTCTTGGTACTTTTCTTCATAATGGCTTACCATGTCCGGCTCACCTTTCATATAAAGATAAGCTTCCCGCAAAGTGCCGTAAAGTAAACAGTTAGAAGCATAACTGCCAAGCCATGAAGACCCTGCTGTCACAATACTAGCTGGGTAATAGTAATAATGGAGTTCAGCGGTGTAACTTTGGTCAGGCGTTGGCCCAAGAATAAAACTAGTCGTATCAAAAATACCATAATGGGTGGGTGGCCCCCAGTAGGTAGACGGACTAGGATACGGGAACGATTGCCGCATAAACTCTACGTCTTTATTTAACAAGTAAGTCTGATAAGTATTACCTGAGCCATCTACTTGGTAGATTGATAGTGCAAATGTTGCGGTCCAGTCAGTAGGCACGGCCAGATAGGGGTTACCCGCAGTCATCGTTCCGGTGACACTTTTACGTAGCGAGGGGATTTGAACAGTATTGTAGATACGTTCTTCCGCGACTTGCACGAACGTAGGAATATACGTTACGAAGGTAGTCTCCGTATTCTCAGTATAGTCCTGCACCATCTGCCAAAGGTTAGATGGTGAGTTGGTTCCTGCTGCGTAAGTAATCGCCATAATTAATACTTGTTATCAGTCTTGATTGGACTACGGATATCGTCGTCAATAAAGAACTTCTTACCGCGTTGAGTATTACGGCAACCACGAATTTCTTCCCGGTTCTTCTTACGACCATAACCCTGTACATACCGACCATAAGTCTTAGTACCCGTACGATCGATTTCGCCAGCATCTGAGTCAGACTCATAGCCAGAGCTTTTGTCATAACGAAGATTCTTTTTGGGCTGAGTATATTTACCAATAGGATCTTTTTCATCCCACCCGTAATATTCAAAATCCCGCCATTTGTTAGTCATTACCGACCCCTTCCACTAGTCTTATGGAGACCTTTAGGAGTCCCCTTTGCCTGATACATGGCACGAGCAAGATTACGCCCATGCTTCTTCATTGCTTCACCGGTCACACCTTCAATCTTGTGCGGCCCTTTTTGTTCGTGCTTCTTCATCTAAATCTCCTAAGATACCAATACCGTAACTGTGCCTACAACGCCTTGTGCAATTAAATCGTTCTGCATTTCCAGATCAAACGGGTTATTTAACCCAACTGGATTCCATCCCCACTGCGTAACCCGACTACCACCATCGCCACCTACTGCACCCGTAGGTGTGTAGTAACTAACGTCAGGACGAGGATTCCGCAACGCTTGTGGATCATTAACTGGGTATAGACCTAACTGCAATTGCGGCTGATCCGGTTCCCAACACTCAGAACAAACAAGGATATTGACGTTCTTAGTCTTAATGACTAATTGTTTCAACTCCTTCAGCTTATACCTAAATCCACAACGATCACATTCCGCAATCGCAAATTTACCAGATGCAAACTTACTCGGCATGGGGTCACCTCAAGAATGTTTCTCGGGGTACAAACCTCACTGCTGCCTTCTCTCGGTCTTCATCTGACGCATTTAGCCAATCC